TAATACCCCATTTGCATCAATTATAGCTCTCGTTAATTTAACAACCTGCATTGTTCCGTTAAAATCCTCTGATTGAAACGTTTGTACGTAATCGTTTATAGCATCTTCAACTGGATTTGTAATACCGTCAGATAATAACACCCCCGAACTATCCAATACCTCGGGGTCATAAACTACTGTATACATTGCTTTTATTAAATCCGCATTAGTTGACACGAAAGTAATGGGCGTTCCTGCAAATCGTTTTGATTTCCAATAATCCTCAAAAGCCGCTAATTCAGATCCACTAATCGGGCCTGCGACACCAGCCGTTAACTTAGCTACTTTTATAGTAATCAATCCGCTTGTTTCATCCGCTGCTGCTAAATCAATTACCCTCTTATCTAAATCAATTACTGGATAGACCACAGTCTTACCTTTCAATGTCACTATATTGCCATTCTCGTCTATATATGTATTTCTAAATACTAACTGATCACCAAATTGAAAAACCAAACTTTCGGAGGCGTACCACAATAGGACGCCCGTGGGTATTTCTAATTTACGCTCTTCGACATCCGCCCTTAACACATCTTGCAAATCTTCAATAACTTTTATGCCGGTAGCGCAAATAAAAAACACTAAATTCCATATAGCTGTTGAGCTTGTTGAGGTTAATCCAGACAATCCAGATTCAAGATTTTTTTGGTCAATCATTGACTGTTTTATTTGAGCAATTGTCCTAGCCATTCTTGAACTCCTTTTTATATTCGTTGTGTACCTTTGTCATCATTGATGTTATCTTGTTTTCAGGTGTTGGAATTATTGTATCATCAAATTCATAACCTGTTTTTTTGGTCGCCTCCTCGTTTGTGATAAAATGCCCTGACTGGGCTAATTTTTGAATGTTATCAACGTGTTTTGAAATGTCGATTTGTTCTGAAAAGTCCCATTGCCCATAAATATCTTTACCCTCTGAAATCATGCCCAGTTTTTTCATTCTAGGAATTAACTCTTTGTTAACAATCGTTGATATGTCCAACTTATCGGCTGTTATAACATCGTTTAATATTGATGAGTGAACCCCTGCTGATCCTGCGAATGCCTTTTCGTCTGTTGTGCCTGTTTGAGATAAAACAATTTTACTTATTGCCTGATCGCACTTCTCAATAAGCATTCCGTAAATATTATGAGGATCATTGCCCCCTTTTTGTTCTATCAGTTCAATCTCATCGCTAGGGTCTTTTACTATATATGTAGAGCCTGTCATGGCTTCAAACATGTTTATAAGATTCTGCCTTCTTTCATTATCTCGCAAATCTGTTGATCCTACTCTTACTGGCATTCCAAACCTATCCGCATGTTCAGACCAAGAACCAAACACTCCTTTGTAAATAATATAAGGGGCGCACTTATTTATTAACCCCAAATCTGTTTTACTGCCAACTCCGATAACCCAATCCGATTGAGGTTCTTCGTCAATGTAAATTAAATTACTTTTTATAAACCCTGAACTATAATCCAGTAATATAGCGTGATAATAAGGGATTAGATTTTCTTCTGGAAACTTCTCTACCCAATCAAATTTATTATCAATAACATCACCCAATTGAATAGCTTCATAACCGTAAAATTTAGATAGCATTACAATATTCATGAACTCGCGAAACCAAGGCAAGGGGAATCCTTTTGGGTCAAGAAACTTTTTTGTTTCTTCTTCGTCAATATCCCCATCAGAATCCATTATCTTAAATGATCCAGAAGTTGATTTTAACATCCGAGTTTGCATAGTAGAGAACAATTGATAGTCATCTACAAAGTCCCTATACATCATTATCAATTCTTCTCGGTCTGGATTGTCTATGTCTTCTGCATTTTCAACAGCTTCACGCCAATCTCCAATGTCTTTAGAAATCCTTTCTAATGTTTCAGCTTTTATATGACTTCTTAGGTTTAATGGGTCTGGAATATTTTTAGTTATATTCTTAAATTTTTCAAGAATTTTCTTGTCAGCACGTTTATTTATATAGTTGTCTATTATTCCCATTAGTATCTATATGAAGTTGTTGGTGAATTGCCATAGCTAAATCTTTCTGAGTTTTGTTCAATATCCCCATCTTCGTCTGTTGATACATCCAAGTCAGGGGTTATAGTTCCTTTTTGAACTTTTTCGAGCCAACTTATGGCATGTTCTGATTTATCTTTATTCCCTCCTCCATCGTATCTTATCTGTCTTATTACAGGAATATCCATTGGAGTTATCCTTGAAAACATGTTGTAAAGTGCGATATCTATAACTACAGTTTTTAGCTTTGGCTCTCGGTTGTCTCCGGCTGTAAATTTAGTCGTGTCTGTTGGCAAATCACCTGCTACGCTAATCACGGTGCAAGTGTAAAATGAATTATTCTCTGCTTTTAAATCCCATTTTGCAGGGGTTGTTAGTGGAGTTTCTCCGGCTATTACTGAATCATTGGCAATATAAATTCGTTCATCAATCTCTGGGCTTGTGCCGATATCAAAACTTACTTGGTCATCCGCTACATAAGTTAATGTTGCATCATAAGCAGTTGGCGACCAAAATACCCTGTCATTAACTGCATATGTTGCCGTCTTAGAATACAACTGAACAGCTTTAAACGCTTTGGCTTCATCATATCTGTGCCTAATATACCCAGCAGCTTCCGATACTGCTTCATCAATTGAAATATTGATTATTCTATTCGTATCGTTGGTAATTTCATCAAGGAAATCCTCTTGTATTAAACTTATAAAATCGTACTTAACAAGGAATTTTGCCATTGTAGATAAGTATTTTTGACAAAATTACAAAAAACACACCTATATATCAATTTGATAATTAGTTATTTATGATATACAAATTAAAAGTTTTGTTTTTTTGGCTTGAAATGTTTAACTTTGGAAGAAACAAGTATGGATAAACAACTAATTAAATTAATTGAATATCAAGTCAGAAAAGGCATATCGGAAAAGGCAATTTGTGAACAGATAGGCATTACTCCAGCAACCCTTATCAATATGAAAAAAGGTCGCAATACACATGAATACACACGCCAACAAGTTAATAAATTTATAGATGGGATACAAGGAGAACAGGGCAGCACGAAAGATTGAACGCAAAGATTTTAGCGATGCAGTTAAAATTTATATTAAATGTAATTTGATGTATCAAAAAGATATTGCGGAGTTGATGGGTTTAACGAGACATGAGTTTACACATTTTTTATCAGGAAGTTTAAGCTCTTCCCCGTCACGGGGTATAAATAATTATGATGAGTTTGAATTAAAAGTAACCGAAATACTGGGAGATAAGTTTAATTAATGTATTAATATTCTATCCCGATTCTCATTTATGCTAAATCGATTTTTACATTCTCCATTAAACTCTAATGTCCATAGAACAATAGTACCGTATCTGCTATCTTCGTTTAATTCGCTCAATATACCCTGCTCTTCAATATATCTGAATGCCTTTTCTTCATAATATGAGTACTCGCTATTCTTATCAAGTAAATATTGGTATAATATACTGGTAATCATATCCATTTGTGCTTGGGTTATTGGTATTTTATTCATTATTATTTCTATTATATGTAATTTAATAAAGATTTTATTTCTTCTTTCCTCTTTTGCATTAACTCCCATTTACGAACAGAATAATCTTTAGGTTTTAAATACCTCCCATGATCACCAACAAGATACATCACTGCCTTTTCGGTTGTGCTAATACCCCTTAACTCTTTTCTTAGCTTATACCTGCTGTATTGTCTTTTAATCCAGTTCATAATATTTCTATAAATATTAAGCCCTTGCTTTGTAAGTCTTTTATTAGAGATACTGAGAAGTTGCTAATATACGCATGGTCTAACATTTCGCCATCTGTGAATGTGATTTGTTTTTCATCAACATATCCAAAACATATTCGGCTTGATGTTATCACAGGGAGGACTCTATTATTATTTTTGTCTTTAAACATCCCTATTTTCATAGGAATTTCTTTTCCAAATAACCACTTATTTAATCTACTTTGTTTTTTCATATCAAAATTTTTTAATTAACACCAAATCATAATACTCGCATATCGTCTCAAGAACCTTATACCCTAAGCCTGACTTGCCATTCAGATAGTTATACAAAGGGGCTGTATTAACCCCTATTTCACGAGCTAATTTTGCAGGGCGGTCACCCCTGTGTTTCATTTCTGTTTTTATTACTTCTCTAATCATATGCAAATATAACAAATTATTATTAATATCCTCGTATTATTGTGCATTTTTATTATAAAAAAAGGAGCTACCCATACAGATAACTCCTAAAAAACTAACTAAAATCAAACATGAA